TCAACTCCAATCCGACACGATAATACATGTCGTCAGTCTCTTGCAAGACTATACTGTCGTTGGTGGCAGCGTTGCGAATCATCGATTCCGCAAACGCCTGCATGACCGGCACTCCCAAGTTGAGTACCATCTCGGCCATGCCAATGGTGTGTATGAGCTTACGTCTAGCCTTGTCAGAGTCTACGTACTTAACCCCGGACATTGCCGTAGAGAACACCTTAAGCGGGTTCCTAACGAACTTGTACTTGCCTGGCTCGTACTGTACGGGGTGACACTGACACCACTCAACCCCCTCAATTGTTTCTGAGACATTCTCGATCTTGCACTCCATGCCAAATTCGAGAAAAGTCGGCTTGACATTCGCCAAGACCCACTCCAAGTCCTCATACTCCACTATAAGCAGGCAATCGTCGCCGTCAAGAAGCATATCATACTTCTTGCCGCGCATAAATGCTCTGCCCATGAGGCCGGTCAATAGACTGTTGCCTACCGCTGTGTTAAAGTCACCAGATTTCCGCCCTCCTTCGGCGACATACCTGATGCCTTGTGACGTCACTCCTCGGGTTTTCAACTGTTGGTAAAGTAACTTCCGAAACTCTGGATGCTTGCACATATAGAGGTAGACGGAAAACTCGATCTTCAGGAGTCGAGAATGAACATGCTGATCAAATCTCTTCTGGTCCAGGGATAACACAACGGGTCGCACAAAGCCTTTCAACTTGGTAGTCAGCAAGGCGGCCCTTGCTGCAAGTGATAGGCCTTTACCTATGAACCGGGTAGATGGGAAGTCACTCCCGTCACCCGTCACAGCGTATATGCGGTGCTCACAAGGCTTAAGGAACCTAGCGAGCGCCACACAGTACTTGGCGCTTCGAAATTGGATCATTCGTGGATCGGCGTTGCCGTCGTTAAATGATTTCTTTTCGAACTTGATGAAAGCCTCAACATTTGCATCCTTTGGTGTTAACCCACCTGATAGCACTCGGTCCGTGGCCATCGTATAACGTTGGCGTTTGGACCCAGTGCACATGTTTGGCATATCGTACCAATCATCAGGGGAAACTTGCGGCAGCAGTTTGCAAAGTTCTCGAGCGGCTTCTTCAAGCATAGCCACACCTCTCTCCGTTGGTGTGGGAACCGCTCCCAGGACTCGATTCCTGAGGGCGATTTCTT